TGGATTTATACGAAAACTATAATGGTGATAAAATTAAATCTATGATGGCTTCTAAACAAACATATGATTTAGAAGGATTACAAGAACCTGGACAACCTTTACACATTAGTAATTTTCAAGATGGAGCAAACTCAAATTCAACTGAATATGTAATAAACACATTAAATGGAATAAGTAAAACACAATTTAATAAAGTTGTAAAAATTACACAAGATAATATTAAAGCTCAAAAAATAGCTAGTGATATGATTGGTGGAACACAAAAAGGTTTTATAGATGATAATCAAAAAGAATTAGTTACATCAGCTTTATTATCTAGATATGGTATTAATAACAAAAATATTACTGATGTATCAAATCCTAATTTAGGAATAGCTATGGAAGTATTGTCTAAATATAATATTACTCCAACTGCTGTTATTAAAAAATTAAATACTAAAATAAATGTAGATTATAATAATGAAGGTACGATTGAAGAATATAAAAATAATCTATCTTTATATAATTTTACAAAAGCAAAATATCCTGGATTAGTTATTGATAATGAATTTATATATGAAGAAGGTAATTTAATGGGAGCTTTATCTATGCAAGATAATGCTACATTAGCTTCTAAATTAAATAGTATTAGTGCAGATATACCAAATGCAAAAGCTAATAAAATTAAACTTGAAGAACATTTAGGTATTAATGCAAAAGATACAGTAAATATTTATAAAGATTTAATAAGTGAACTTGATATTAATACAGATACAAACTGGGTTAAAAAATTTTTTAATAATGGTAAAAATGAATATGCAGATATATTTAATGCAGCATCAACTACTTTTGGTTTTTCTTTTGCTGGTACATTATTAACAGAACCAGTTAAAGCTAAATGGTTACAACATACTATTACTAATTTAAATCACATGAATGGTGGTAAAGAATTTGATATTACTTCTGATAAAGGAAAAGTAATGTTTAAAAATGCAGCAATGTCTGCATTAGATGCAATGAATAAAGAAGGTTATGGTGCAACTAATTTTACAGGTAATAATCAAATACAAATATCTAAACATCCTTATGAAAAAGAAATAGGATTTATGGGACAAGGATTTGAAAATAGCATTATAGCTATTGGTAATGAATTAGAAAGTTCATTAAATGAAGTAGAAAAAAGAGAAAGATTTGGAGTTAAAGATGAAGGATTTGGAATACCATTAACAGATATGGTTATAGGTAGAAAAAGTGTTCCTAATAGTCTTACAGATATTATTAAAACAGAAATAGATAATGGTTTTGAAAATACCATGATTGAACCTACAGGTACAATGAATAAGTTTGGTAAACCTAATTATCATTTAAAAATTAATCATAATGGTTACACAATTAATTTAACTGAAGGAAATAAATTTTTTGATCCTACAGGATTTGGTGGAATGCAAGAATTAACTGGTAAATCTGCATCAAGAAAAGATTTAATTAATACTTTAACAGAAGAAAAATATAATGAATTTGAAAAAACATTTGGTCATTTATTAGATGGTAATGATGGTTGGCAAGGTTTTTCTAAAAATGTAATTTATAAAACTATTAAAATGGGTATTGAAGCAAGTGATTATAAGTTTTATCCAGATGTACCATTATTAAATGATGTACCTGCTGAAGTAAAACCATTTGCATTTATATTTAAAACATTAGGTATAGATGTAGATTTAAAACCATATTATGCAGAAGGTGCTAAAATTAATAATACTATTAATGATACACTATCTTATGATGCTAGAATAGATGCTAATAGTAAAATTATTCCAAAAGATAAACTAATAGAATCTGTTATGCCTCCACATAAAATGAATTATACAGAACAAAATATGAGTCTTAAATTTAGACAACATGTTTATGATAACTATCAAGATAAATCTTTACCATTAACATTTAGAACTAATAACTATATGGCAGTTATGAAAACTGATTCAGCTTGGGTTGGTGAAATGACTGATGTAGATACAGGTAATCAAGCAGCAGTATTTGCAAGTCCTATAGATTCTATAAGAGCTGGTATGAGAGTAATGATTAATAACTCTACATTAATTAATAATAATACTACTAAAAGATATGGTGATGAACCTACAATTGGAGAAATACTTTCTACATATGCAGAAGATACAGATATATATTTACAAGCTTTAGAAGAAAAAACTCAATTTTCTAGAGATACAGCTATTAATTTTTTTGATTCTACACAAGTAAGTAAATTAATTAAATTTATGATTGAACATGAAATGGGATCAGAAGCATTTAATAATTATTATCCACCAGAAAATCAATTGTATTTAGATGCTATGATATTAGAAGGATATGATTTAGGTATTAACAGTTATGGTGGTAAACTAGGTAAAGTAAGATAATGATTTCTTATCCGTTTACTCCAGAAGATGCTCAAAAAACATTTGAAAAAGAAACTAAACCAGTAGAATATAATATATCTGATTTTGGCACAGGTTTTGCAGATGAAAACTTGCCTTATATGGCAATTGAATATTTAACAAATAATCAAGATTTTCCTGCTGATGAAAATTATAATCCAAAACAAGATCCACAAATACAACCTTATAATGATTTTTATGATCATTTTATGTTTAGTAAAAGTGCAGCTGAAACTACATCTATTATAAGTAAGTTAGATCAACAAGCTGAAACAAACTATGCTAGTCCATGGTATCATCTTGGTAGAGTTACAGGAGCTTTTTTAGATCCGTCATCTTTATTGTTATTTACTAAAGTTGGACAAAGTGCAAAGTTATTTGGTACTGCATTTGCTGCTGAAGAAATAGCAAAACAAAATATAGATCCTGTTAGAGATGATAGCTATGTTCCTTGGACTGTAGCTGGTGGTTATGGATTACCATATGTAATTAATAAAATGGCTAAAGGTAATGTAAGTGCAGCAACACATCAAAAAATTATTAAATCTGATCAAGCTTTTCACGCATCACCAAAACAAATTACACAACAAATATATGAAGATGGTAAATTTATTAATCCTAATGAAAGACCTACTACTGGAAGTGTAGGTGCAGCTGCTAATGAAACTAAAATTAAAGCTACACCTAGTGAAGAATTTCAAGGTGAAAGATTTGTTAAAAGTAATTTAGGTATATTTGGTGAAGATGGTCCTTGGACCAATGTATTTAGAGTTACTAAAGCTGTATCTAAAAATGCAAGAACAATGATCGCAGATATATTAGATACACCATTACTTAAATTAAAAAACACTAAAGAGTATGGTTTTAAATCAACAGATCCATCTATTGAACTACAACTTAGAATGAGAGAAGTAGGATCTATAGAAGCTATGAAAGATATTAAAGAACAATACATGAAATATATTGCTAGAGTACAAGATGCACATCCTAAAACAGAATTAGGAATTAATATGCACAACATAATGAATAGTCAAATGTCTTTAGCTCAATTTAGTAGAGAAGTTACATTAACAAGATTAAAAGGTATGCAGAATGATATTCCAGAAATAGCACAAGCTGCAAGAATTACACAAGATAAAGTATATGGACCAATAGGTAAAGAAATGCAAGAACTTGGTATTCGTAAATTACCAATTGAAAGAGAATTAAATTTTTGGAAAGGTACTATGGACACAATGAAAAAGAAGGGTGAAACTTCTAAATCATTTAAGTCTAAAGTAGATGGTACTACATCACAATATTCTGCAACAGAAATCAAAAATAAAATTGCTAAGTTAGAAGAACGCTTAAAAGCGTCAGATGGTTTAATAAAAGATTATGTTAATATAATTTATAATAAAACCAATATAGATAAAAACAAAGAATTGTTTAAAAATATAATTAGAGAAGATCTAATTAAAAGAAGAAAGTATATTAATGAAAAAAAATTAAATACTTTAGTAGATGATCTAGCAGGACATTTTCCATTTCAAAGATTTGAAAAAACAAAATATACTGATGATATTAAAGATCTTATATTTGAAAGATATGCTTTTAATAGACCTAGATATGCTAGAGCTACAAGAGCTAGAGAGTTAAACCTTCTACCAGAAACACAAGTTAAATTATTAGAAAATGATTTTATGGTTAGTGATATTTTCTCACTAATGAAAACATATTACAGACAAGTAACTCCAGACATTTTATTTACTAAAAAATACGGAGATCCAAATGGTCTAGGATATAAATACATAGATGAAGCTCAATCAATGACGTTTCCTGGATTATATCAAGTAGCTGAAGAATATAACATTAAGGCATTTAAGGCAAAAACTAAGACACAAAAAGCTAAAATTATGGCAGAGAAAAACAAAGTTCTAGAAGATCTAGAAGCTGGTATTGAGCTGGTTAGAGGTACATATGGATTACCTGCTGATCCTCATGCTTGGACATCTAGAGCTATGAGAACAATGAAACATTATAATGCTTTAACAATGCTTACTGGTTTTTTTGCAGCAGTAGCTGATGTACCAAGAACTATTATGACATCTGGTATTCAAAGAGGTTTTAAAACTCAATTTGAAATGTGGGCAGATATGTTGTCTAATAAAAAATTCGGTATCTTCAAAGCAGGTAAAAAAGAAGCTCAGTCTTTTGCAGAAGCAGTAGATATGGTTACAGGACAAAGAGCTATGTTATTTTCTGATATTGGAGATATGTTTGGTATGTCTTCTAAAGTAGAAGGTATGATGGGTAAAGCAGCCAACTTTAATTTTATGTATATTAACATGATGTCTAGATGGACAGAATTTATGAAAAGTGCAGCATCTGTTACTATTGGTTCTAGAATCTTAGAAGACTCTGTTAAATGGAGTAAAGGTACTTTGTCAGATAAATTTAAAACTAAGTTAGCAGCTTCTGGTATTGATGAAGAAGTAGCAAGAAGAATTGCTAAAATGTATGAAGAACATGGAACTAAAACTGTACACAATAGAATGGCTAATTCAGTAGAATGGACTGATGATTTAGCTAAACAAAGATTTGGTGCAGCGTTAAATAAAGATATTAATATTACAATTGTAACGCCAGGCAAAGGAGATACACCTTTGTTTATGAACTATGAACTTGCTAGTACTATTGTACAGTTTAAAAAATTTGCAATGGCTTCTACACAAAGAATGTTAATGAGAGGTATGCAAGAAAAAGATATGGATTTTTTATTTGGTTCTATGTTGTTAATGGGATCTGGTATGTTAGTAGATGCAGTTTACAGTGAATTTAGATTTAACAAAGATTATTCTAAAAAATCTTTAACTGCAAAACTATTAGCAGCGTTTGATAGATCTGGATTAGGTGGAATATTTGTAGATGTTAATAGATCTATAGAAGCTCTTACAGATAATAGAATTGGTATAGCTCCATTAATGGGTGAAGGTAAACCTTATGGTTCTTCTATGAAATCTAAAGTAGGACTGTTAGGTCCAAGTGCATCACAAATTTATAATGTGTTTGATATTATGTATGATGTTGGTGGTAAATCATATAATCACTACACAGCACGTAATGTGCGTAGATTAATTCCATTTCAGAACGTATGGTACTTAGATTGGTTATTTGACGATATAGAAAAAGGATTACGATAATGAGTATAACAATTTCAGATACAGAACCACGAGTTCAATATACAGCAACAGCTGGGCAAACTAGTTTTACTGTTGGATTTGAGTTTTTTGATAATGCAGATTTAAAAGTATTTAATGGTACATCACTATTAACTTTTTCGGCATCACCTACAAACGCAACACAGTATTCTGTATCTGGTGCAGGACAAACTGGTGGAGGGTCTATTACGTTAGGTTCGCCTGGAGCTACAGTAAATGATGTAATTACAATATCTAGAGATTTAGCTATAGAAAGAACTACAGATTTTCCAACATCAGGAGCTTTTCAAATTGGTTCACTGAATACAGAATTAGATAAAATTATTGCTATGTGTCAGCAACTAGAAAGAGATTTAAAATTTTCTCCTAGAGCTGCTACTACTACAGCAAATACATTTAATATAACATTTCCAAATCTTGTTGCTAATAAAGTTTTATCAGTAAATAGTTCAGGTACAGGATTAGAATTTGATCAAGATATTACAGATGTTTCAACAATTGCAGCAATATCTAGTGACGTAAGCACTGTTAGTGGAATTGCATCTAATGTAACAACTGTTGCAAACAATAATGTTAATGTAACTACAGTTGCTACAAACATTGCTAACGTAAATACAGTAGCTACAAATATTGCAGACATAGTTACAGTTGCAAATGATTTAAATGAAACTGTATCTGAAATAGAAACAGCAGCTTTAGATTTACAAGAAACTACTTCTGAAATAGAAACAGTATCAGATAATATAACTAATGTTAATATAGTTGGTAATAATATAACCAATGTAAATACAGTAGCAGGTATATCTGCAAATGTAACAACTGTTGCAGGAGTATCAGCAAATGTAACAACAGTAGCAAATAATATTACTGGTGTAAATAGTTTTGCAGAAAGATATAGAACTGGATCATCAGACCCAACATCTTCACTTGATGCAGGAGATTTATTTTTTAACACAACATCAAATACTTTAAGATTCTACAATGGTTCTGCATGGGCAGACATTGATACAGGAATACAAACAGAAACAGACCCAACAGCAATTCCATTTAGTTTAGCACTTGGATAAATAATTAAGGAGAAAATAAAAAATGGCAAATAACTTTAGTTCAACTAACTCTCGTATAGCAAACAATAGCTTAACGACAGTAGTTTCAACTACATCAAACAAACAAATCGTTATTGGTTGTCTTGTGGCTAACACAGGAGGTACAGCTATTCTAGTAGATGTAATGATTAACGATGGTAGCAACGATAGATTTTTAGTCAAAGAAGCACCCCTAACTACAGGGAGTTCACTTGAAGTGATTTCGGGAAAAGTAGTTATTCCTTCAGGTGGTTCATTAAAAATTAAATCTAACAATGCGTCAGGTAATGTTGATGCTTTTGTTTCACTATTAACGGACGTTGCATAGATGTATTTAGGAAATTCACCTGCACTTAACTATACGAGTTTAGCTACTCAAACATTTACTGCTGTTACTGGGCAAACTCAGTACACTTTAGACCACTCTGTAGCTAATGGTAACGATATACTTTTATATATTTCCAACGTAAAACAGGTTGAAGGCAATAGTAATTCTTATACTGCAACAGGTAATACTTTAACTTTAAATACTGCAATATCAGCAGGTACAGAAATGTATTGCTTGTTTGTTTCAGTTGCGAGGGAAAGTATAACACCACCAAATAATTCTGTTGGCACAAGTCAATTAGTAGATGGCGCTGTTACACCAAGTAAGCAAACTGCGTTAGCTAATCCTTTTGCTTCACAACTACTTCATGTAAGAGATGAGAAAACTGCAGCTACAAATGGTGGTACAAGTTCTGCAGGTTATCAAACTAGAACTTTAAATACAGTTGTTACAAATGAAATTACAGGTGCAAGTTTATCATCTAATCAAATAACACTTCCTACAGGAACTTATTTTATAGAAGCATACGCAGTTGGTTATAAAACAAATCAAAATGTAATAAGCTTTTATAACGTAACTGATAGTAGTTATAATATTTTTGGAAGAAATAATTTTTCAAGTTCAGGAGATGCAACACAAACTGTTAATTTACTTGCACAAAGATTTACAATTTCTGCTCAAAAAGTCTTTGAGTTACGACATTTCATAACTTCTGGTAGAAGCTCAAATGGTCTTGGTGTAGCAAATGGTTCTAATGCAAACATTTATTCTGATGTTTTGATTTGGAGAACAGCATAATGAAATACGCATTAATAGAAAACAATGTAGTTAAAGCAATATCTTATCAACCAACAGAAGGTTTTATTGAAGTATCAGACAATGTATTTGCTGACATGGTTAGAAAAGAAGATGGAACATTTGATTACACAGATGAATTTAAAGCTGAACACACAGGAGATTTAGAATAATGGCAATATCAAAAATACCAAGTGCAGGTTTTCAAGACAATGTTAAGTTCAGAAATATTTTGATTAATGGAGACTACTCTATTTTTCAAAGAGGAAATACTGCAACAGGAGTAACTGACCAAGTATATTCTGCACCTGATAGATGGAAAACTCAAGTGTTTAGCACAGCAGTATTTACTATTTCTAAATCAACTGATGTACCTAGTGGTCAAGGTTTTGCAAGTTCTTGTAAATGGGATTGCACAACAGCAAACGCATCTCCAAGTGCAACAACTTTTATGGCACATGAACAAAGAATAGAAGGTCAAAATATACAATATTTAGAATATGGTACATCTAGTGCTAAAAGTTTAACAGCTTCATTCTGGGTTAAATCAAATAAAACAGGTGCTTATACAGTTGGGTTATTTTCAGCAGATGGTGCAAGACACATTGAAAGTTCATACACAATTTCAACAGCTAATACTTGGGAAAAGAAAATTATAACTTTTGCAGGAGATACTGCAGGAACTATTAATAATGATAATGGAGAAGCATTAAGACTTTGGTTTCATCTTGGTGCAGGTTCAAATTGGTCAAGTGGAACTCATGCAACAACTTGGTCATCTTATGCTCAAGGTGATGTTCTTGTTGATAATCAAGTCAACCTTGCAGATAGCACAGATAACGAATGGTATGTGACTGGAGTTCAGCTTGAAGCTTCAGAAACGGCTTCTGATTTTGAGTTCTTGCCACATGATGTGAATTTACAGAGATGTCAGAGATATTTTCAAGCTTTTACATCTGAAGATAGAATATATGCTTTACAATATTCTTCTGCTTATAGAGCATTAGTATTTTCTTATATTTGCACAATGAGAGCTTCACCAACACAATCTTTTACTGCTCTTGGGGGTTCTACAACAGCAACTTATGCTACAGTAAATTCTATATTTAGATATATAAACCTTGCTTATACTAGTGGTACAGCAACTTATATTCACTCATTAACATTAGATGCGGAGCTTTAATATGAATATTACAAATGCAACTTATTTAAAAAATCAAGAAGGAGAAAATTCAGAAATAAAAGCGACTATTGATGGAAAAGAAATGTATGTACCTCTTGATACAGACAATAGACATTACCAAGCAATTCAAGAATGGGTCGCAATAGAAGGTAACGAAATAATAGATAATGGGGGTGGCGAATAATGGCTTATCTTGGCAGAGCAGTTGATAGCGGAGCAATATCAAATATTCAAAATTTAGATAATATAACCTTTGATGGCAGTAGCTCATATTCTTTAACTAAAAATTCTGTAGCTTTCGTTCCTTCATCAGCTTCAAATTTATTAATTTCAATTGATGGAGTTGTAAATGCAACTAATTTTACAGTAAATAATTCAACAATAGATTTTGGAGTAACTGTTCCAAGTAGTTCAGTTTGTAATTTTATAATTCATTTAGGAGTTGGAATTGTGACTGCTCCTAGTGATGGCTCTGTAACTACTGCTAAACTTGGAGATAACGCTGTTACTACTGCTAAGATTACTGATGCTAATGTTACAAGTGCTAAGATGTTTTCTGGTTTTGCAAATGGAATTACAATGGCAGACCAATGGAGATTAACAAGTTCTTTTAATTTTGGTACAAGTGGCTCTGATATAACTTCTAATTTAGAAAGAATAGATAATACTGGTCAAGGAACATTAGGAACTGGAATGACAGAATCTTCGGGAATTTTTAGTTTCCCACAGACAGGCATTTATAGAGTAGAAGCTAATTTAAATTTTGTTCCTCTTAATAATTCGTCTTGGATTTATGGTATAATAAAAGCAACAACAGATAACTCTACTTATACAAATTTAGCAGGTGTTTATCATGGTCAAATAAGTGGATATTATATAAGTTCTCATAATGCTACTTTAGTTGATGTTACAGATACTTCTAATGTTAAAGTTAAATTTCATTTAGATACTCAAGCAGGAACAATAACACTTCTTGGAAGTACATCACTTAATCATAGCTATTTTTCTTTTACAAGATTAGGAGACACATAAAATGACAGATACAGAATATTTAAATTTAGCATTAGCATCTATGCACACTGGTCAATGGTTTGGTTTTAGTAGTAAAGAACAAAGTTATTCTACTTTAATAGTGCATGACAGTTCAATTACAAAACCAACAGAAGCTGATGTTAATGCAAAGATACAAGAATTAAAAGACGCTGAACAAACAGCAATTAACAAAAAAGCATCAGCTAAACAAAAGCTAAAAGACTTAGGTTTAGATGAT